GCGAAAGCTATACGCGAATTATCAGAGGCGAATACAGATCAAGGCGATAGGGGAGTGCAGGAGTACAGGCGAGAGCAAAGAGCGATCTATTCATCCTTGTATGATTTAATTGAACGGTACAGAGGTTATAGAATAGGAAAAGACACATAACCTTTGCAATAAACAGCAAGGGAAGTTGGAACAACTGTACGCAGTCTGATTTGATTGCGTTGTTATATTACGATAGGGGATTGGAAAGTGAAATTACCAGAAGAATTAAAGCCGGTATTAGCAAAGATTTTTACCGTTACTGATTTGGGTGCAAATATTTATCATGAGGTCGTTTATCATGATGGTGAGAGCTGGAAATAGCAAAGGCTATGGCTACTCAGTGGGCTGGCAGTGCTTTATAACAAGAAATTAATCGGCGCATCTTTTCGCGCCCGTTTAATGTAGTGTTATATTTAAGGTGAGACAAATGAAGAAGAAAAGAAACAAGAAATACAACCCAGTGAAACACGCTGAAATATGCACAGACTACGCACTCAAAAACCTACTAGTTGCATTTGTAACCAATGATGATAAGTGCATTCTAGTTAATAAGAAAGGCGAGCTAATACACTTATCAGAGCGCATATACAAAGCTATTGCCGAGGTTAAGCACAAGTGGTCGGTTTATATGGCGGCATTTGGTGAGCAGGTAGACGGAAAGCCTTACACTAAATCAAGTGAGGTTATCACAAGTAACAGGCACTACCAGTATGAGCTAGTTGATACACTAAACAAAGAGCACAGCAAGTTAGTTAAGAATTTTAACAACGAGCAATTCAGGGGAGCGGGTTGGCTAGCTAGTCCGGTGGGTGCTGAGTTAAGTGAGGAGCAGGCTTTTGATATATTCGAGAAGCTTGGGGCTTTTAAATAGATAAAAACGGTTAATTTTGCTACAATAAAACAACAGACAAAGGTGGAATATTATGGTCACTATAAACATATCAGATGAGTTATACACTGAAATCACAAAGACGCTGAACGATACGCGCAACGCCAAGAACTCAATGACTCACGAGCTAGAGAGTCAACAGCTAGACCTAGGCACAGCCATTAGCGAGCTTAAACACCCATCAGCAGTGGTTGAGTTAATGAAGGCATCGGATAATGCGCAGGCTAACATTGAATTGCTTAATAAGATATTGAGACAAGTCAGTGTCACGAGTGCTTTTACGTCAAAAAAACTATCAGAAGAAGCCGCAACCGAGATATTAAGCAAGCTAGACAATGAATCAGTATTTAGTCCTTCATTCTTCATTCCATCAACGGGGTGTAGTAATCCAAAAATGAGCAAAGAAGAACACTTAAGCCATTTAAATTATTTAGAGTCACTAAAAAAACATGATAGAGATTCTTTATGTGTACCAAGGAGGGAGGGTGCGTTCTGGTTTGGTCACTGCCTCACTGTCGATGAGTACATTAGCTCATATAGAAAAGAGTGTATTAAAGAAGGCTGGATTGATGACTAACATAACCAGGCAGCTAACAATATCAAAAGAGCTCGACGACAATATAGGGCCAATGGCTGATAAGTTAAGCGGCGGGGATAAGGGTAAGTTAATCCTCGGCGCGCTCAGTGTAATGGATATATATTGCAAAGAGCTAAACAAGTCAGAATCTAAAAACATAGACATAGCGATTATAGAAGGCAGTGAGATACTAGCCAGGTTAAGCGGTGGTGAGAATGAGTAATTTAACAATCATAAGACCAAATCCTTATTTTATAACACCAAGTACCGACGTTTTCACCAAAGTTGAACCTGGCAGTGATGATGAGGTCTTGCTTTCAAACGTGGCCATAAATATAAATTTAGCAACCTCGATAGTCAAATTAACAGAAACGACTGTCAAAGATAATTGTGGTGAGTTGCGTTATTTTGCGGATGATCCGATTTACTCTATTGAGTTTGTTTTTCATGAGCGGTGCTGCAAGTACTGGGTTTATGAGACAAAAGAAGATCGTGACGCAGACTACATAAGAATAATATCAATAGGCGGCAGTAATGAGTAAAAAAGAAAAGCCTGAGGGTTATGTATTCGGCAGCCCAACAAAGTAGCCGTCAAGCTTGGCGATAGTTTGTGTCAAGGGTGGTGGGAGAAGGAAGGGCGTAAAGGTACGTTTGGCGGAATCGAAGGAATGAACGCAACTATGTACCAGTTCAACATGAAAAACCGATTCAAAGAAGATTGGCGAGATAAGCAAGAGATTCAGCAGACGACTACTATTGTTGATATGACTGATGATGACATTGACGATGAGCTTGGTAGGTTAATTGGTGGTGAAGATGAATAATACAAAAAGGCGAATGTACGCTTATCCTACAACGAACGAAATACAAAGAATAAGAAGTAAAATTAATTTAACTAAATCCAAGATAAGCAACGCAAAAAACAAGAGTAAGCATGATAGTGAGTTTGATTTATGTTTCATGCTCTTGCTTCACTGGGTGATGACTGGCGTGGTAATTTTTATTTTTGTGGCAGTAGATTGGGCACTATTATGACAAGTAAACAAAAAACTATCGAAGCATTGCTTGCTGAATCCAATACGCAAAACGAACACTCGCTATCCATCTTAAGGCAGGCGAAAATGGATTTAAGGTTAGCATCAATATATATTGTGTCAGCCGCGATTATAACCCTGCTTAACGTGTCATTTATGATTTGGAGTGCATTATGACAAGTAACCAAATCAAACAAATATCAGAGCTAGCAAGAGTTGACAACGAGATACTAACACTCGAAAAGCAGCTTGATAAACTCAACAAGCATAGACGCGCATTGATTAACAATAACAATATGAATAAATGGCCCAGCGATGAGCGCATTAATAACATCGGGCAGAACGGCAACACAGGCGAACACTATTAACAGGTGATAACATGACTATTGCATATAAAAACCAGTTTAAACCGTGGCAACCAGGCACCAATACAACTAACGAGCTGTATTACACTGAGTACAAGGAATTAATATGGGATGTAGAAGATATGTTTAAACCTGACAATAGAGAGTGCGGCAGTGTTGATAACGCGCCGTTTATTCCTGGGCAGTGCGTTACTAATCAGATGGTGCTCGGCTGTGATGAGTATGACAATGACATGTATAAGATAGATATGATATTAAGAGGTGATGTGTGAGCAAGTTAAACAAGAAGAAATACCTTAAGAAAAGGGTTAGACAGCTTGAAACTCAATCAAAAAGAGACGGCCTTAGGAATAAAAATATTAGGCAGCAACTGGAACTGGCGAATGCGGCGGCAAAGTTAGCTGGGGTGTCGGGTGATTACTCCGTTGTTGTTGAGAGGTTGTATCTAGCTCTCTGTCATTCTGAAAGTCACATTCAATTTAAATAGGTGAGGCATGAACCCAACAAACCCAAAGAAAAGACCGGCAGGCAAAAGAAGCCCAAAGAAACACCCATTAAAGGGGTAGTATATGATCAACCCAACACAACTAAGAAACCTAATAACTCGCACACTAAAACAGATACCAAGCGGCTACAGTGTTGATGCTGTTGAGTTGTTAATGATGATAGCGGCCCATGAGTCAAAGCTTGGTACTTATCTTAGGCAAACCAATAACGGGCCAGCTCTCGGCGCATGGGAAATGGAGGTTGCCACACATGATGACACTTGGATTAATGGTGATAGCTGCGAGATTAACGCTAGCCACTTTGGTTATATTTGGGAGGGCGAGCAAACAGCAAGTAAGCTAGAGTATGATTTACAGTACCAGATACTAATGGCGAGGCAAAGGTTATTCATGAAGCCGGAGGCCCTGCCAGATTCAAAGGATAAGCATGCAATGGGTCATTACTGTAAAAAGCACTGGAACACGGTTCACGGCAAGGCAGCAGCTAGTGATTATATGGCTGCTTATGATTACTATTGTGGGAGGGTTTTAACATGAGTGAATGGTTTTATAAGAGAGTCATGTTCGCTGTTGTTATTATGTTTATTTTATTCCTTATGCTGGCGGTGTTTATATGAGTTTCTTTAGTAATCTATTTAGCGTAGGCGCAGCAGAGCCAATCAAAGCAGTTGGAAATATATTTGACGAGCTGTTTACTAGCGATGAGGAGCGAGAGCAAGCCAAGGTAATGCTTAAGAAGATTGAGCAACACCCTGCGCTGGTTCAAGCTGAGATAAATAAAGTGCAAGCTCAGCATCGATCAACATTTGTTGCGGGTGCTCGACCTTTCTTGATGTGGGTGTGTGGCCTTGGTTTTCTATTCGCGTTTGTTATCAACCCGGTATTAGCTTGGATAATGCCAGAGATTGGGGCACCTGAGCTGCCAATTGATGTAATGATGGAGCTAACGCTTGCAATGCTCGGCCTTGCTGGTTTAAGAACTGTTGAAAAGATTAAAGGTGTAGCAAAGTAATGCTATACTAATTAAACCGTCAACTAACCGGAGATGATAATGGGTAAATCTAAAACGCCACCAAAACCAAAGAAACCAACGAAGCGCAAGTAATGAAACTAGCCTTTGCACTGTGTGTGAGTCTCATCTTTGAGGCTCTAACATATCATCAATCAATCGACTTCGTATCAAATAACATAAACTTTGCTTTCGGGCTGTCTCTCCCGCAATCTGCTATAATAACCACAGCAATAGTTGCGCTTGTAAAACTTGTTGTTGTATGTGCTTGCATTGACATATCAAAAACAAAATCAAATCTACTTGTTATACTGCTTGCTATGTGCGCCCTGTTTGACTGCTTCTTAATCACCTTGTTTTTAAATAATAGTATGTATGCTATATTATTTAATATTAGTGAGATTTTTGGCGATGTTTATAGGGCTATCGAGGTTGTTTGTATTGTGAGTATTTTATTTGATGCTATTCATGTTCTGTTTTTTAGTGATTCTATACCCAGTTCTCGCCGTGATAGCGATAAAGCTAGCCGAGGTATTTGTGTGGGTGATAAAGTATGAGCGACGAGCAGGAGAAACCTTGGTCAACAGACTTAGCTCTGATGAACCAGAAAGTGGAACATATAGTAGAGATGCAAGCGAGAACGAACGAGCATCTTCAGCAGACAATGGAAACAATGGCGGCGGCAATAGTAGAAATTAAAGACGGGCAGGCTAGACTTGTTGAAGTAACAAGCGCATTGCAAGAACTTCCACAAATCAGGGCTGATGTTCGCAATCTACAAGATGAAGCAATAGCTCATCAATCAGTATTCTCAAGTATCAATGACGTAAAGAAGTATATAAACAGGGTTATAACAATTGGCTTTGCTGGCGCTATCATCATGTTTTACACATCGCAGTATAACAAATCAAATCAAACTGCTGAGCAAGTAATAGCTGAGTATATAAAGCAATCAAAAGGCGGGAAATAATGACAATTAAAATCAATGAATCACTAGCAAACGCAAGACTAGATCAGGTTACAGCAGCGAGGGATGCGGGTGCAGGTGCTGGTTCAATCAGAATTTACAATGGAGTTAGGCCTGTAACTGGCGGAGCTGCTACCACTCTCCTGGCTGAGCCCGTGTTTAGTAATCCATCAAGTCCAGCAGCTAGCGGGGGTGTATTAACAGCTAGCGCAATCACAAGCGCCAATGCTTTGGTTACCGGTACGGCAACATGGTTTCGTGAGGTAGACAGTAATGGTAATTTTGTGTTGGACGGTGATGTTGGATTGTCGGGTAGTGATTTAAATCTGAATACGGTTGATTTGGTTTCTGGCGTGCCTGTCTCTATTTCATCTTATGTGCTTAATGGCGGTAATTTGTAGGGGTTAGATATGGCTTTACAATTTGATGGTACGGGTTATGTGCCTATCCCAACTTGGACAGAGACGGGTGACTTTGATATACATATACCGAGCTTTACGTATATAGATAACGGTGGGACTTTACTTGGTGATGTCAATACTAGTGACAGCTTTATACAATTATTAAGCGCTGGCAAAATTCGACTAAAAGTGGCGGGAACCCAGGGTGATGTTAGTGGCCTTATAGTCGGGCAGGAGTATGAAGGGCGCTTTACCCGTGTTGGGACAGTTGTTACCAATGAGATCGTGGGTGTTGGCACTAACGTAAAAAGTTCAGCCTTGCCTGTGACTTTCAATGCTTTCGGTTCTGGCAATAACTTTCAGTCGAAGTATTTAGGTGTAATTAACAGCTCGGTAGTGGTACAAGGTGACAGTAACAACACTAGAACCTATGATTTTATACAGCCAATAGGGTCTTCTTCGCTGCCAGATATAACGGACGGTCAAGATGGGACTTTGACAGGATTTACAACAGGCGGGTTCATTGGTGGCACTGAAGGGATCTCAATTGACACGCTTGACGGGTTCCCAGCAACGCATAATTTCTGCAAGCAAAGAGATGTTAACAACGAGGTCACTATAACTGTAGCAGGCTCAACAACTGGCACAGCTACAACGGTTGAATATCAGCTTGATGATGGACCTTGGCTGACTCTCGACCCTGCACCTGCTGCTGATTTGTTTAGTGGTGACATAACCTTTTCTGGTCAGTACGATTTAACAGTTCGATTGAGTAATGACCCAATAGCCACGGACAACGTGTTAAGAATAACCTCGGCAGCTTGTATAGCGGTTTGGTGGCAATCTAACGCAGCCGGGCGAGGGGATAACCTTCAAACAGTTACCCCGATAGATGACAACCCAGTGCCAATTATGCACAGGTTTGGGGATTTTGAGGTATTAACTGACGCAGTTGGTACTGATGGTTCGGCGGCTGGCTCAATGTGGCCATTGATAGCACAAATGTATAGCGATATAGGCATACCAGTGTGCATAGGAAATGTAGCTGTAGGCGGCACTAGTATAACTCAGTGGCAACCCGCGGGGGCTAACTACCTAAACATAGCAGCATTTAATACTGCTTGCCAAGGGCTAGAGTTTTCAACTAGCATCGGTGGCGAAACTGATACTGATAACGGTATGTCTACAAACGACATGATAACAAACCTAACAACTACGTTGACAGCTATTAATACAGATTTCGGTGTTGATCATTTTTTGTGTTACTTTCCAGTTGGCACAAATACAGGGACACCTCAAAATATTGCCAACATGAGAGCGGCTTTCGATAGTGTTATAGCTAATAACTCATTTGCAAGAAATGGTGGTGATTTATCAGTTATTGATCTAACTGGTGGCGATCAACTGCACCTCAAGACAGACTCACATTTAGAGCAGGCTGGTGATATACAATACGCAGCATACAACAGCTCAATGCTCGATATAACAACTACGGGCGTGCCAGATGGTACATATGATTCAGTGATGTGGGATGAGGGTAGAAATATCGTGTTTAATGGCACTGTTAATGTCACTGGTGACAATCTAAGTGTAATGGTAAACACGCCCACGTTAGGGGAAACTATATGGGGTGACGCTTACGACCCACTTGGCGCCGACACTGATGGCATGAGAATAAAAGGCACGACATCATGAGTGCTGTTAATACCTGGGGGGTCGCGCCTAACGTATGGAGCTCTGAAGACGGAGCTCTAAATGCAACAATGGACGACCTTACCATGCTGTCAACTGGGCAGGCTGGTGAGGATGTTTTCGGCTCTATAATGGTGTCGATGAATGACTTCACAATGACTGCTAGCGGGAGCGCCACAAATGATGCTATCGGCACTATTGATATTGTTATGGATGATTTCACAATGTCAGCCAGTGGCACTCTTGATAATCCTGCAATCGGCACGTTAAATATAACAATGGATGACTTCACACTTAAAACCCCATCTTTCGGTGGTGACAATAGGTTTATATCTAGCATAGGCGCAAGCCAAATAACATCAATAGCAATTAACGCCAAGCCAATTAAAGCTATAAGCAAATAAGGAAACACAATGAGCATTCAAAGATACAAACTAGACACAACAATAGATAGCGGTGAGGTTATAACCCTGTCAGAGCTTGACACCACTAGCCATAGAGCAATCCCTCGCTCATCAACGCATGATTTTTACAGTGACGATAATATAGCTATTGACGTTAAAATAGGTGGCGATTGGATTTCTTTTGAAACTGCGGTGACTGATTTTAATAGAGTTGAGTTTGCTTTTTTAGATGACATTAGAGTGACCGGCTCGGTCAATGGCACGATATTAAAAATCATTGGCTCAGACCAAAAATCTGACACTTAATGCAAACCGAGCAAGCTATAAGTGATTCACAAATAGAGTCACTAGCTAACAAAGCCAAGATAAACAAGTTAAGCCGCGCAGATAAAGAGCGGCTTTTGTTGTTACTGAAAGAAAGAGAGAGGCGTCGAGGTTTAACAACAATCTCGAAAGTTTTCGACTCTTTATATCCTTGGCAGCATAAGTTTATTGGTAGCACGTTAAGCCACCGCTCATCAATGCTCATGGCCGCTAACCGAGTGGGCAAGACTTATACTGGCTGCTTGGTTGATGCTATTCATGCTACAGGTGATTATCCCGAAGGTTGGACGGGGCATAGGTTTGAACACGCCCCGCTAATCTGGGTGCTTGGTTACTCAGGTGAAAAGATTCGTGACTTACTGCAAATGCCAATTGTTGGTACTTACTCTGGCGGTGAGTTAACTGGTGGATTAATACCTAAAGATAGGATAGTTGACGCCCTGCCAATGATGGGAACGCCCCGCTGCTGTCGTGAGGTGAGAGTTCGTCATAAGTCCGGTGGTATATCTCGCTTGCAATTTTGGTCATACACCCAAGGCCAGCACGCTTTAATGGGTGACAGCCTTGACTGGTATCACATAGATGAGGAGCCAAAAGATTCCACAATTTATCCACAGGTTATAACAAGGACAGCCACGGGTGACAAGGGTAAAGGTGGTAGAGGAATATTAACCTTTACACCTGAGAACGGTCGAACTGAGCTAGTCATTAACTTTATGGATCAACCTGGCAAGTCTCAGTATATGCAGAGGGCAACGTGGGACGATGCCGAGCATTTAACAGAAGAAACTAAAGAGGCTTTACTTTCTCAATTCCCACCATACCAACGGGACATGAGAACCAAGGGTTTACCATTACTTGGTGCTGGCCTGATATTTGATTTAGATATACATGACAACATAGTTGACCCAATGAAATGCCCTAGCCACTGGTTTATTATAAACGGCATGGATTTTGGCTGGGACCATCCACAGGCACACATACAACTATGGATAGATAATGATAGCGATATCATTTATGTGGCCAATGCTTACAAAGCATCAAAAAAGCAGCCTTATGAGGTTTGGGAGATTATAAAAAGCTGGGCCAATGGCGTCCCGACTGCATGGCCTCACGATGGTTTTCAGTCTGAGAAAGGCTCAGGCAGGGAGCAAAAAGATTATTACAAGTCGCGCGGCTGGGATATGCTATTTAAACAGGCGACATGGCCAAATGGTGGAAACGGTGTTGAGGCTGGCATAATTGAGCTTTACAACTTAATTAAAAACAAAAAGCTAATGTTTATTAAGTCCTCCGGTGTAATGGAATTACTAGAAGAATTCACAAACTACCACCGTGACGACAATGGAAAGATAGTTAAAGTTGGTGACGATTTACTCGACGCTTTACGCTATGCTTATATGATGAGGCGCCACGCTAAAAGCAAGTATGATATAATACACGCAGATGATGAAGACGAGTATCAAAACCAGAACTCACGGGAATATTGGTAAATGAAAAAGCTACTAGACGCAATTAAAAACAAGAATCTTGCTGATGACATGAGCGAGGAAGAACTAAACAAGCTAGGCGCTAGAGTTATCGAGGCACACAATGACAATGAGGCCTCGATGGGTGACTGGTGTGTTGTGCTAGAGGATGGTATAAAACTATGTGAGCCAGACTCTAAAGCTCAAGATAAACCGTGGGATGGAGCATCTAACTATAAATCACAGATAGCAAACCAAGCTATAGCAGACTTTGGTGATAAGGCTGTAATGGAGATTCTGGCCAGTCCTGATTTGATCAATATCGAGTTTGAAGATAAAGACAACGAACAAATAAAAGACGCATCAGACCGCGTTAAAAAGCACATGAATTGGCAGGTTAACTTCGAGGACAAGAGTTGGCGACCACAACAAGAGCGTTTGTTTTATCGCTTGGCTGCTCAAGGCTCGGTTTTTAAAAAGACTTACTTTGATTCAGGCTTAGGTCATAACTGCTCTGAGCTGGTTAGCTACCCCGACTTCTCTATTAACAACAAATGCCAAACGTTGGATGAGCCCCATTTTTTTACTCACATTAGATACTACACACGAAACGAAATAACAGAGCGTATCAATTCTGAGTTGTGGCTTGATATAGATTCGATTTTTACCGATGAAATTGAAAACACCATTGATAATGAAAACTACAAATTCTTAGAGCAAATAACTGAGTTTGATATTAATGATGATGGTTACGCCGAGCCGGTACTCGTCACAGTGCATGAGCAGAGCGGTAAGGTTGTTCGAGTTATGGCGATGTGGGACAACGACAGCTTAACTATTAAATACAATGAGCGCATTTCGTCTTATGATGACATAGTACAGCAGATTGTTAATCAAGAGCCAGCCCCATATTCTAGCACAGAGGAACACCTCGAGTTCATTGATAACGAGATAAAGCAGCTAAACAAGAAAGCTAAAGTTATCTGTATTAACCCCATCAAAGCAGTGACTCATTATAGATTCATGGATTCTGGCAACTGCTCTTTACTTGGGTATGGATTCCAACATTTAATGGCTAGCTCAATGAAGGCTATTAACAAGGCTACTAACTCACTGTTTAACGCTGGTGATTTGGCTAATTTACAGAGTGGTTTTTTATCCAAAGAGCATCGACAAAAGAAAAAAGGCAGCATAGACTTTAAGCCTGGCCAATGGAGAGACACTAATTTATCACCGCAAGAGTTAAGGGATAGTGTTATCCCATTACCAACAAAAGAGCCCAGCACTGTCTTACTTCAGCTTAACGAGCAATTAAAAGCTGAGACTAACGCGGTAGGTAACAAGGTTGATTTAAATGAAATGATGAGCCCTAACATCCCGGCAGCCTCGGTGCTTGGCATGCTACAAGAGGGTGCGATTCCAACATCAGCGTTATTATTCCGAACACTTAACTCAATGAGTGAAGAATTTCGTATCATGTATGAGTTGAACGCGCGATACGCCGACCCAGTTCAGTACCAAAAACTAAATGACGGCGCTAATTATGATGATGATTACTCGGAAGAGCTGTTTATAAAACCAACTGCAAATGCTAAATTTAGTAATCAGTCACAAAGAATACAGCAAGCAACTGCTGAAATGGATCAGATACCAATGATTATGCAAGCTGGTGGTAATGTATTACCTATAATCGAAGGTTATTTTAATGCGATTAACTCTGATAAGTATGACGCTGTATTTAATAAGCAGCCATCACCTGAAGAGCAGGCGAGAATGGAGCAGATGCAGGCAGCTCAAGAGCAGCAAAATCAATTACTACAAAAACAAAACCAAATGATTGAGGCTGAGCTACAATTAAGAAACAAAGAGCTAGAAATAAAAGAGTCCGAATCAGCGGCTAAAGTTGCTACAATGCAGGCAGAGCAAGAAAGGAAAGACATTGAGGCGCAGGCTAAAATGGCAGAGCTTGAAGCTAAAATCCAGCAGATGGAAGTTGGTAACATTAAGACTATACAAGAAGCTGAAAAGATAAACGCAGAAACGCAAGCAACAGAAGCGCAACAACTAAAGACAGTCGCGGAATCAATGGCGGCATTAGATAGTAGAGATAACAGTGAAAACAATTAGAGATATTGCAGAGGATATTAAGAAGGCCGAGAGTGTTCTTGATGTCACTGAGGACGAAAGAGCGGAGTGGCAAGCGCTAAATGAAACCAAACTTTACACTCTCAATTTAATTAAGCGGCATAGTGAATTATTATTTACACTAGCCGGAACAGAGAGCGGCAACTCAGCAGAAAGAGTCCGCGGAAAGATACAGATTTTAGATGATTTAATAACAGAATTAACACAAACAGAGAGAGATGATGATTAATCTTAAAGTAAAAGACGTAGCACCCGCGGGTTATTCCGTGTTAGTTGAATTACATAGAGTTAATGACGCCGATGACGATGGTATTTTAAAATCAAAAGGCGGAATAGCTCTGCAACAATCAGTTGCCAAGAAAGAGAATGAATCGGTACAGATTGCAAAGGTAGTTGCTATTGGCCCATTTGCTTACTCAAAACTTGAGTGCGGCTGCAATACTCCGTCAGATTGGGGTGTTGAGGTTGGTAGATATGTATTGTTTGATTCATATTGCGGGCGTAAAGTAACTAGTGACCCTAAAGATTTACGTCGTATCGTTACAGACCAAGAGATTAAAGCTGTAGTTACATTAGAGACTGAGGAATAAAAATGGATACACTAAGAGAAGAAGTGCAAGAGCAAGAAGCGCCAGAAGTTGAGGCGGCAGAGCAAGAGCAAGTTGAAACTGAGGCGGTAGAGCAAGAGCAACAAGAGCCTGTTGAAGTATCAGCAGAAGAAAAGCAAGCCCGTGAGAAGGGGTGGGTAAACCTAGAAGAGTGGCAAGAACAAGGTAAAGACCCTGCTGATTGGGGTGGATATAGAGCGTTCAATAAGAATGGCTCAATCTTGGCGCAGAAGTACGCAAGCGAGCGCAAACACCAGGAAGAAATACAAAATTTAAATCAATTTCACAAAATGCAACTAGACAGTAGAATCAAAGAGCTTGAAACTAAGCGCATGGATGCTGTAGAAATGGCGGATACTGACGCATACAGTAAAGCGCAAGGTGAGATTGACGAGCTACAAAAGCAACAGGCGCAAATACAAAACCAAGCTCAGCCGTCTGTTAGCGAAGCAGACCAGCAAATCGAAGCTGCTTGGGAGTCAGAAAACCAATGGTTAAAAGGCAATGACCCGAAAGCTGTTTATGCGCGTGATGTTGCAAACAGAAGCCTGCACTTAACCGGTCAGGACTTTGTTGACGCTATCGAGGCACAAGTCAATTCAGCGTTTCCGCCAACAAATCCAAACCGTGACCGACCAGCAATGACTGATAAAGCATCGCCGCGAACAGTTAAGAGCGAGAAACCCACAATGTCATCATTGAGTCAAGAAGAAAGAAAAATGTGGAATGCGATGTCAGGAAACAAGCACATGACTGAAGCTAAATTTTTAAAGATGGTAGAAAACTCAAGAAAAGGCGTATAAGAAATGACTAGAAAAAGACTAGAGAAAGACCAAGGTGAGCGTGAAGCGGTTGATTCATTTGACGAAATGGAACGTGACGCACAAAAACGAATTAAAGCTAACGGGCGTAAGTCTTCAATGCGTGGCGTTAAACTTAAAATACCCAATATGGATCCAGATTATCATTACTTTTTTGCTAGCGATAATCCTCAGTCAACCGGTAACGTGCAAGATAAGCTTGAGCAGGGCTATCAGTTCGTTAGGCATGAAGTGGGAGCGCATCGTGGCGAGGTGTTGCAGAATCGCACTAAAAGCACTACACTATATGCTATGAGGATTCTGAAAACAGACCGCGATGAATTACTCAAAGAATTAAGACAGGCAGTAAATAGGACAGAAGTCGGTTTACGTGACCTAGAAAAGAATCAATACGCTGCTGATGAAAGTGGCAAAGGCGTTACACAAGAGCAAGAGACACAAAGCGAATTTAACCCACTAATGGATTAATCGCTGTTTAGTTTGCCGTTAAGGTTATTAAACTAATAGAAAATAACACTTACTTTTATTTACTATTGGAGAATACTATGGCTTTCGTACTAGCTATGAGCCAAAGTAGCGATGACCATAACGGCAAACTAGAGTCTTACTCTGTAGACGCCGCACACGCTACTTTATTAGCCCCAGGTGACGTTGTTGTTGCTACTGGCGAATCAGATACAAAAGGCCGAGCTAAAGCAGACGCAGCAGCACCCGGCGCAGCAATCACAGGCGTTATTGCTGGAATCTCACCTCAACTAAAAACCGAAAACCTTGTAGAGACTGGCTTGCCTGCATCTACCGAAGGTAATATCTTAGTTCATGTTGCACCAGAGCTTAACTTCATTGCTGATGTTGTTAATGGCCCTTTGACTGATGCTGATGTACAACTAAACGTTGATATTGACGCAACCGCCGCAACCAAGAGTGGAGGCCTAACCATCTCAAATATGGCGATTGATGCCGCGACTGTTGCAACTACATCAACACTTCAATTTCGCATTGTTGGCCTTGTTCCTGATGGTGTTGATGGTGTCCCTACGGGCTTAAAAGCTCGTGTACGTTTAAACAATACTACAATCCGTAGTGGCGCGGCAGGAGTATAATTATGTCAGGTACTATTACTACAGGTAACGCACCACGACTCTTGCTTGAAGGCTTGGAGTCTATTTTCGGCAGTGAATATGCTGAACGAGAGATGCTTTGGCGTCGTGTTTTTGAAGATAAATCATCATCAAAAGCTTACGAAGTGTTAGCACAAGTTGAGGGTTTTGGTTTAGCTTCCGAGAAGACTGAAGGCCAGGAAGTTCAATTTGATACTCGTCGTCAGGGTTTTGTTCCTAAATTCATCGCTACAACTATCGCTAAAGGCTATGTTGTTACAGAAGAAGCACAGGAAGATGATTTATATAGCCAAGCCCAGCGTGACGCTATGTCATTAGCTCGCTCTATGCGTGTAACTGAAGAAACGGTTAGCTTTAATATTCTTAACCGTGCATTCGATGCAGCATACACAATGCCAGGCGGCGATGGTAAATCACTAATCGCAACCGACCATCAACTAGGTCCAACAAATACAGGCACTTACTCAAATGCAGCGGCAGTAGCGGCGGCATTCTCTGAGGCGGCGCTTGAAGATATGTTGATCCAAATCGACCGCGCGGAAGATGCTCGTGGCTTGCCAATCTCACTAACTCCTGAGTTATTAGTGGGCGCAAGTGAGAACCGCTATGAGTTTGAGCGTGTCATGGGTTCGGTATTACAGAATGACACAGCTAACAACGCTGTTAATGCTGCCAAATCACTGAGCGCAGTTCGTAATGGTTGGATCACAACTCCTTACTTAATCGGTGACGCATGGTTTATCAAGACTGATGCAATGGACGGTTTATGTAGCTTTAACCGCGTACCTCTGAGCTTCGGTCAAGATAACAGTTTCACAACTGGCAACCTACGCTTTAAGGCTCGCCAGCGTTACTCTAAAGGCTGGGCAGACCCACGCGGCTTATACGGCAACGCAGGTTCGTAGTAAAAAACAGCCCTGCAATAGCGGGGCTTTTTCCTTTCCTTAAGGAGTAAAAAATGTCTACACGATTAAACGCGGTTGGCTTAAGTGGCAACAAATCAAAATACGACACAGTTAAAGCAATTATTGAAATTGACTTGAACGTCGTAGCAAGTGCAGCAGCACAAAACACAAATGTATTCTTAACTTACGGCCAAATCATAAGCGCATGGGTTTACACCAAAACACCAGAAACAACGGGCGCAGTAAAAACTGTATCTGTTGGCATTGCTGGCGGCTCTGGTACTGAGTTAATCAATGCTGGTAGCGTATCTGGTTCAGGAATTAACGGTAGCGCAAGCGTTCCATTAACAACAAATTTAGCTGATGAAATTACCTATACATTAGGCTCGGCTGATTTTGCGGAATTAGACGCGACACTGGTTTTAGAAGTTAACCAGCAAACCAAGTTATAAGGAATTGTCATGGCTGAAGTAAATGGAAACCCGGGATACACTCAACTAGAAAAGCTAAACATAACTGATGAGCTATTAGTCAAGGGCATGCCTGTTGGTGGTGCTTCTGGCCGCTTTGCTGAAAACGTTGTTATCATTAACGATGTTAGTGAATTAGATGTTTATGAGTCTGGCGGTAAATATGTTTTAGATGGTATGACGGTATATGACTTTAGCGCCCTTAGTGGGCTAACTATTCCATTTGCTTTTGACGTATCAGCAGGCGGTATTGTTATAAAAGCCGAAACAGCCTTATATGCTATGCTTACCTATCTAGGTACTGACGACTTGTTTACCGGTCCGAACCTAGACATTAGGAACATCGCAATAGTCGCACCATTCGCTAATGTTTTTAATTTAACCAAAACCGGTAGCGGAGCTGATTACTTTCTTTGCAACACTATTTTAGTTGCCGTAGCTGCAAAATGGGGCACATTCGACCTTAATGATTTAAACATTATCAATAGTGGCTCAATTGATGTTCAACAAGGCATCACCCTAAACGGTACTGACTGGAACACAAGCAGAGCAGATGGCTTAAATCTACAGTCATCTAACGCGGGCTTTATCGGTCTTGATATATCAAACGCGGTACTTTCAGACCCTAAGTTTGACTCGGTGGTAATTAATGCACCAGTAGGAGCTGTTGGTCTTAATTCTAATGGTAACGCTGACATACAGCCCAATGAAATATGCAGTTATACAAACGGCAACTTCACAGGTGGTATTACTCCACTTGGTGGTGGTGTCACGGTGGGTGATATTAGGTTTGACTTTAGCTCAAATGGCGGGTTAGAGGATTCAATAATTGCAGCAAACCCCTATCTAGTAACACAAACAACCGTACCAATAGCATCCACGAATACATTTGTTAAAATCAACCAAGGAAACTGGCTAAGCTCTATTAGTGAGCGCTTATCAGTAAGTGTTGATGGTGATGTCGAGAACACAAGTGAGCAACCTATCAGGATTGATTTCACCGGATTTGTAACAATGGAGAAGGCCGGTGGCGGCTCTGATTACGTTGTTGCTAGATTGGTTCTAAATGATACGCCGGGCGATGCAGCAAGCGTGATAACTGAGAATGGAACTGAAAACAGCCAACCCACATCGGTTCCATTGGTTGGTATATTCACTCTACAGCCTGGCGATAGCGTATCTATTTACGTGGCAAATACAGATAGTGCAGCAAATATAATTGTATCAAACGCGAAATTCACAAACTTTAGATTGAGGTAATTATGAGTAGAACAAGACAAGCAGCACAACAAAAGAAAGGCAGCCAACTACCACCTAACCAACAGGGTAACAAGGTGTAGTCATGCCTCGCATGAAAAAGCACAAAATGAAAGCTAGACCCGGTGATCACAAGGTCAGAGATGACTTGACCGGGTTTACCTATATGCGCTCCGAGTGCCAATTCACTTGGGATAATAAACTTGTGCCAAGTGAATATTTTGACGAAAAGCACCCGCAGCTAATAGTCAAACCACATCAAGATAAAATAAGCGTTGCTAACCCTAGACCAACGCCCGAAGATGATGCAAATTTGCCATTTGGCGAGGGCAATAGAGACGACCTATGAACCAACCTACACTACAAAGAACGGCTGTTGATATAGTAAAGAAAGCACTTAGATTGCTAGGTGTGATTGATGCTGAATTATCACTTAATGCCGTTGATAGAGAGCAGGGTATTGAAACACTCAATGATATGGTTAAGAGTTGGCAGCAGCAAGGCTTTCATCTTTGGACTATTAGCGAGGCTGTTTTATTTCTTCAGCAAGGGCAAGAAAAATACAAGCTTGGCAATGACTGCAAAAACGCAATCACAGACGATTACACGCTTGATTCTGTTACTTCTGATTATGTGCCTGCCTCACTATTGATTGAAGTTGCTGATAGTGCAATCTATACAATGAGTGAAACTATACTAATCACACTTGATAACGGGCTTAAGTTTGAAACCACTGTTACAGGGTTTGGTATTGGTTCTATTTTAATTGCAGATGAGCCAACGGATACAGTAAGCAGTGGTAATGATATATTTCTAAATGTTGAATACATCAATAGGCCAATGAGCATAATCGACACTAGGTTTAGAGAATCAAATACCCGCGAAGACATTCCCACTTATGAGTGGGCAAGAACAGATTATTTTGAACAGCCAGATAAAACAAGCCAAGGCACTGTAACGTGCTGGTACTACTCTCCGCAATTAACATGCGGCGACCTGTATGTGTGGCAAGCACCATCGTCTAACAATCAGCAATTAAGAATGACATACGTTAGACCAACAGAGATAACGCCCGAGAACGGTGACAATCCTGATTTTCCTAGTGAATGGTTTTTAACGCTATCTTATAACTTAGCTTTATATTTAGCTGATGAGTACACAGTTACAGACAGTAAGTTCCAGCGAGTTCAAATGCAAGCCATGCAATTGTTGGAGTCTGCGAAAGGCTTTGATAATGAAGACACTTATATACAATTGAATCCGGACCACACACGATGATTAGCGAGATACCGCTCAGCGGTGGCTTTTATCAATCAGAATCTCTACCGGTAAGCTCTCAAAGATGCCTTAACTTTTATGTTAACGTTCCTGAAACTATGGGTATATCACAAGCTCAATTATACCCAACACCAGGCTTAACAGAGATTGCAAACAGCGGTGACTTTGAAGTAAACCGCGGCTCTCACTCGTTTAAGTCAGAGCCTTATTTTATTAACGGCAATAAACTATATAGATTAAATCGTGTAGCAGGTAGCCCGACATCATTCAGCTTTAACCTTGAAGAGCTGGGCGCTATAAGCGGCACTGGCAGAGTTTCAATTAGTGATAATGGAATTCAATTGATTATTGTTGTTCCCGGCACTGGCATTGGGTATACATACGAAAAAACAAACGGATTACAGCAGATAACCGACGCAAATTTTACGGCTAATGGGAATGCTGAAGTTGTGGTATTTATTGATGGTTACTTTGTTTTCTCAACTGCTGGAAAGAAGTTTTTTGTATCAAATTTAAATGACGGCACTAGCTACAACGCCCTTGCATTTGGTACAGCCGAGGCTGACCCAGACGACATACGCGGACTACATGTTCATCGCAATCAATTATATGTCTTTGGCTCTCAAACTTGCGAAGCATTTAGAAATGTTGGCGGCATTGGGTTGTTCCCATTTCAGAGAATTACGGGCTACGTATTACCAAAAGGCTTAGCAAGTAAATTCTCAATAGCTGAGTTTGACGATACCTTTGCCTTTATTGGTCAGGGCGATAACGAGGCCCCACAAATTTACGTGCATAGCGGAAATAACTTTACCGTGGTATCAACAACAGCTATAGATTTAAAGCTGCAAGAGAATACAGATATTCAGCTAGATGAAGCTTTTGCGTGGTCATACGCTGCAAAGGGCGAGGATTTTATAGGCTGGACAACAGCAAGCGGGACATTTGTTTTACAATCCAAAGCCAGCAAGCTAACGCAGAAAAAAGTATGGTGTGAGCGACGCTCTGAAAACCTCAGGAACCAAGAATCATGGCGTGTTAACTCAATAGTTACAGCTTACGGCAAAGTGTTATGCGGTGATAGTGAGGGCGGTATAATTGGGGAGCTAGATTTTGATTCCAACACTGATTACGGCGAGTTTGTGACCAGAGAAGTCGCTTTGCCAACAATCAGCAATGAATCTAAACGAGTTTTTCACAATTCATTTGAGATTGAAATTGAAAGCGGAATAAATCCCGACCCATCAGCCGAGCCGAAAATCGCACTATCTTACTCTAATGATGGCCGTATATTCACAAGTGATAGATTAATGAGTGCGGGCAAAACTGGCGAATCAATCAAGGCTAAGCGCTTTAGATTGGGCCAATCAAACCGATTCAGGATTTACAAGCTAACAATGACAGATAACAATAGATATGTTCTATTAAAGGCTTTGGTGGATTTAGATGCCGTATAAACTAATAAACCCGACAGAAGTAAATATACCTATTGTAGAGCGCGACAACAGCCCGACACAATCGCACTTTCAAATACTTGACGACTTAACCCAGTTAGAGATTAGAGCTGGTGATGGTAGCCCAGAGGGTGTCTATAAAGAAAAATCCAAAACACTCTATATGGATACAAGCGGCGCCGCAGGTAGTATACTGTATATTAAGACAACGGGCATTGATGAAAATACGGGCTGGGTTTTAGTGTGATAATAGAAAGAACTTACAATTCCGGATTAATAATGGATATCTTGCTGGACAAGGATATTATCAGTGTAATAGCGGAAGATGGTGCTACCATTCAGAATATACAGCCTGATGTTTTTAATGATATTTGGCTTATTGCTATTGATAACAATAAGGTGATTGGCGTGTGCAGCTTACCGGCCAAAACATCATCATGCTGTGAGGTTCATTTGAGAATATTAAAAGAACACAGGGCGAAAAGCAAAAGCGAAGTTTCAGAGAAAATAGAAAAATGGATTGTTGACAACACGCCATTTAAGACTGTTATAGCAGAGATACCCGAGGTTTTTATTAATGTGACCTCTTTTATGAAATCAATTGGCTTTAATCAAGCCGGTGTTATTGAGAAATGCTGGAAAAGGAATGGCGAATTGATTGATTTAATTATTTTAAGTAAGAGGGTTTAACATGGGTGCAGCAGCAATACCACTGGCACTAGCTGGCGCAAGCGTTGCGGGTTCAGTTTATTCAGCAAAGAAACAAAGTGACGCAGCAAAGAAGCAGCAGGCAAGCCTAGAGAAATCACAATCTCAATCAAGGGCTGATGCCGAGCGTGGCAAGTTGGAGCTTCGCGAAATGTACGGCGATGCATTGTGGACAATTGAAGCAATGACGCCTGAAATAATAGCCCAGTTACAAAACGGCCAGTTGACAACAGAATCTTATTTGCAAAACTATACCAGCGAAGCAAATAGA